TTTCGCATCCGTGGGGCTTGTCTTCAAGCACGATGGTAAGGTTCCATTCATAACACACTCATTCACTCGTAAGGAATTTGTAGATAAATACTACGGTTACTCCATGCGAGAAGTAGAGACGAAACAGAAATTTGCTCCTATAAAGGAATGGGAAAACAGAGGGCTTCTAACAGTCTTGGATGAGGAAATGATTAACCTTGAACACATTGTGAATTGGTTTGTTGATATGCGAATGAAATATAACATCAAAAAAATTATAGGCGATAACTACCGCATGGAAATGCTCAAGCCTATGCTAGAGGCGGTAGGGTTCGAAGTTGAAGTGATCCGCAGGCCAGAAGCAATTCACGGGCTGCTGGCGCCGCGTGTAGAGATGTATTTCTCAAAGAAAATGTTCATTTGGGGCGACAATCCTTTAATGCGCTGGTATGCCAACAATGTTCTTGTCAGTATTAAAAAGGACGGGAACAAGGTATACGGAAAGAAAGAGCCGATCAGAAGGAAAACAGACGGTTTTCAAGCGCTTATTTGTGGACTTTATCGTATCGAGGAATTGAGCGAGGACACGATAGATGACACATTAGACGCATTGAAATTACTGAGCTTCTAAAAGGGGGTGAGTAAGAGGGTGGGTTTTTTAGACGGCATTTGGAGACGTAACAGTGAAATAAATGAGAGTTACGATTTTGACCTGCTTGATGAAGTTTCTACTCGGGATTATCTCAAAAAGATAGCACTTGAAACAAATATTAATTTCATTGGCAGGACGATTAGTCAAAGTGAATTCAGGATCGTGCAAGATAATAAGCGAATTAAAGATGATTGGGATTACTTGTTGAATGTCAGACCGAATACAGATCAATCTGCAGCTGACTTCTGGCAACGATTTGTGTACAGGTTAATCTATGACAATGAAGTGCTTGTAATACTTACAGATGACAATAACTTACTGATTGCTGATAGTTTCTATCGTGAAGAATTTGCAGTATATCCTGATATATTCAAGGATGTAGTAGTGAAGAATTATAGGTTCAATCGAACATTCAGAATGGATGAAGTTATATATCTAACGTACAACAATGAGAAATTGTCGAAGTTCTTGAATAGTATTTTTGAGGATTATTCGGATTTGTTCACACGAATGATAGAGGTGCAAAAGTTAAACAATCAGATCCGCGGCGTTGTTGAACTCGATACAAATCAATCATTAGAAAAAGACAACATGGCGAAACTCCAAGAGTTCATCGATAGATTGTTTACAGCCTTTAAGAAAAACGTTGTAGCTCTGGTGCCGAAGTTAAAAGGCTTCACATACAACGAAGTAAATGATGGTTCGAACAATGGAAAATCAGTAGATGAGCTATCGAAGTTAAAGCGTGATTTAACGAATGATGTAGCGAACATCTTAGGCATTCCGAATAGCTTGATACATGGCGATATGGCAGAGTATGAAACGGCAATAAAAGCTTATATCAAATTTTGCATAGCTCCATTTATAAAAAAGATAAGGGATGAGTTAAACGCTAAAATCATCGATAAAAAAGAATATCTGAAAGGGAAACGAATTGAAGTTAGCGGTGTAGCTGAATTGAATCCTCTTGAGGTAGCGACAGCAGTAGACAAGCTAAGAGCAAGCGGCGTATACAATGGTAACGAGATCCGAATCAAGCTAGGGGATGAACCAGTGGATAATCCAGCACTAGAAGAATATGTGTTAACGAAGAACTATGAAAGAGCTTCGAAAGGGGGTGAAGAAGGAAATGCCTAAATTCACAAAGCAAGACTTTTTTAAATCGTTCAAGAATCAAGCTCATGTAAATCAACTCGAAAAGATTGAACGTAGATTTGAAACTTTCTACAATGAAACATCCAACACAACTGAAATGACCATCTATGGAATCATAGGTAACTCATGGTGGGAAGATTCTATCTCGGCTTCAGATGTAGACGGCGTATTAAAGAATACAACAGGTAATATCTTAATTTATTTGAATAGTCCTGGTGGTGATGCTGCTGATGGTATCGCTATTTACAATCGACTAATGGATTACAAAGCGAAGCACAATACAAAGGTTACTGTCCGTGTGGATGGTTGGGCATGCTCAGCAGCTTCATTATTTCCAGCTGCAGCAGATGAAACTATTATGGGACTCGGATCTATGCTAATGATCCATGAAGCGAGCACAATTGTTTGGGGAACAAAACGAGATATGCGAAAAGAAGCTGACCTGCTCGAACAACTAGAAGAAGGTATTATCGACATATACATGACAAAAGCGAATGCTAGTCGTGAAGAAATCCGCAATATGGTCGATAACGAAACTTGGTTTAGTGCTCAAAGAGCGATTGAGATCGGCTTCGCTACATCAACTATCGCTAGTAATAGAGATGATGAAATGACTCAGTTAAAATCTCAGCTGCTCAGTTTACAAACTGAATTCGATAATTACAAGAATCAAAATCAAGAACCACCGCCATTACCTGCAAACACAGGGAAGAAGCGCAGGGTTCTTTTTTAATTCAAAAATATATGGAGGTCATGAACAATGCCGATGAAATTAAACAAACACACAGATGCTTATGAAAATGCAAAACTGAACTATGCAAATGTCGTGAAGAACGATGCTTCTACTTCAGAAGAAATCGAGTCAGCTTGGGTAGAAATGCAAGATGCGCTGGTAACATCCCTAACAACTCAAATCACGAATCAAGTTGCAGCAACTAACTTGGACAATGTAGTTTTGGCTAATCGCGGCGCAAACGTTTTGACGGCGGAAGAGAAAAAATTCTACAATGCTGTTGTTCAGTCCGATGGTTTTACTGATGAAATCATTCTCCCTAAAACCATTGTCGAACGTATTTATGATGATCTTACTACTGAGCATCCTTTGCTGTCAGTCATCAACTTCCAAGACCTCGGTACAGTAACGATGACTGCAATCACTTCTGAATATGAAGGCGCTGCTGTATGGGGGCCTATCTTCGGGGATATCAAAGGTCAATTGAATGCTGTATTTAAACAAGAAAACATCGCACAATCGAAACTCACAGCATTCGTGGTACTTCCTAAAGACCTTAAAAAGTTCGGCCCGACTTGGGTCGAAGCGTATGTACGTGCGCAAATTACCGAAACGTACGCTATAGCCTTGGAAAATGCAGTAATCAATGGCGTTGGGCCAGTTAAGCATCAACCAATTGGCTTGATTCGTGACTTGGAAGCGGCAGTAGATCCGACGAATGGACATGCCAAAAAAACCGTGGATGGAACTTTGTCTTTGGCTGATCCAAAGACAATTATTCGTGAGTTTGCTAGCATCGGGAAGCATTTATCTACCAAGCAAGACGGCAAGCCGTTAAATGTCAATGGAAAGGTCGCATTGATTATCAATCCATCTGACTCTTGGGATTTAAAAGCTGAGTTTACTTCTCAAAATTCATTAGGTGATTACATCACGAAATTGCCTTTCAATTTTATTTTAATTGAGTCTATTTTCGCAACAGTTGGTGAAGTTGTTGCCTTCGTAACAGATCGTTACGATGCATACCGTGGCGGCGGTGTAGAAGTCACGGAGTACAAAGAGACGCTTGCACTCGAAGATTGCAACCTTCATGTGGCTAAAACATTCGCTTATGGTAAGCCGCGGGATAACAAAGTAGCTGCAATCTATAAATTGAAATTGACTAAAGGCGTAGATACCCCTTAATTACGGGTCTCTTACTTCTTTAAGGAGGGATATAAGTGGGCTTACAAGCAAAGGTTGTCAATCAGTTCAGGGAAAAAGATCATGATGATCACATCTATGAAGCGGGTGACGTTTATCCGGCGGAAGGATACAAAACAAATTTGGAGCGTATCGAGTTTTTGGCAAATGTTCATCCACAGTACAAGAAAATCTTCCTAGCGGACATTCATGAGATCGAGGAGGATGGAAGCAAAGGAGAAGAGGACTTTCCTAAACACGCTGGTGGTGGAACGTACGAGCTCTCTAATGGCGAAAAAGTGAAGGGGAAGAAAGAAGCGATTGAAGCGGAGAAAGCCTTGAAGAGTGATGCGAATGTTGATCACACCTGATATCCTGCAAGAATTCAAGGATCGTATGCACTTGGATGATGATGAAGACGGGAACCTAACGAGGATTCTGAGGGCTTCACATGAGGATTTGGCGAGGATTTGCGGAAAGTATGACATTCACACCCATGAGGTGTTTAAAGAATTAGTATTCGAGCGCTCCCGTTATGCATATAACGATGCGCTCGAATTTTTTTACAACAATTTTCAGACGCAGATCACAAACTTGAACCTTGGCAAAGCGCTTGAGTCAATCCAGATAGAAGGTGATTCGACTGCAACCATTTAAGTATAGCCCCAAGTTAAACACCGGAAGACTGAATAGACGAATCGTCATTCAGAAAAAAGGGGGTTCCAAGGACGGAGCGGGATACCCAATACCGAATCAGCCTTGGAAAGATGTTATCACTGTATGGGCTTCGCGTGAGACGTTAAGAGGGCGAGAGTTTTTTGCTGCAGCAGCAGTTCAACATGAAAAGACAATTCGCTTCAAAATTCGCTATCGTGAAGACATTAAAGCTGGTATGAGGATAATGGAAAAAGGCCGAATATATGAGATTTATGCCGCCCTTGATGATCCTAAGGGGGATCGTTCCGAAACCCATCTTATGACCACGGAGAAGACAAATGGCTGACGGTAGAGTAGAGCTACAAGGTGTTGACGAAATGCTGCGAACTATACGAGTCAGGATGGGGAACGGTGCTGAACGCCTTGTGAACAAGGGGCTTCGCGGGGCGGGGGAGATCATAGCAGACGCACAGCGGGAGAAAGTGGCCGTTAGTGATAGAGAAACACAACATATCCGGGATGATATTAGGGTTTCGGGTGTTCGTAGGGTTGACGGTGTGAAGTTTGTGCTAATCGGGCAGAGTAAAAAAACTTCTTGGAGATCACACTTACTTGAGTTCGGTACAAAAAAGACGACAGCTCAGCCCTACATCTATCCTGCATTCGTAGAGGAAAAGGATACAGCAAAACAGTACATGATTCAGGAGTTTCAGAAAGGGGTGAGGGACGGTTGATTGATCTTAAACCCAAGATTATAGAATCGTTGCTGGGGAATGACTATCTCATTAACTTGCTTGGCGGTGAATTTATTTGGCCGGAAGTCGCGCCAGACGATCCGCCGGATGCATATCTGACATTCTTTGAACTAAGCAACTTAGATAGGAATTATGCCGATGATGAGGCTATGACAAGCGAAATCCATATCCAAGTAGACGTATGGTCCCGTGGAAACACGGGGCCTATTTCTATTGAGGCAAACCGCGTGATGGAGCAACTGGGTTTCGTCCGCACAGGGGCAAATGATCGGTACGAGAAAGAAACGGGGACATACCGAAAGATTTTAAGATTTAAAACAATAGTTAGGAGATGATCGAATGTCAACAAAAACAGCAGCAGTGGGGTTGAAAAATATGCATTACGCCAAACTCATAAAGGATGATGAGACAGGCGTGGAGTATTCCACACCTAAACGGCTTGCGCCAGCCATAACAGCCAATATCACGCCGACAGTAAACTCGGCGACTCTCTTCGCCGACGATGGGCCTTTGCTCACTGCGAACGCACTCGGAGAAATCACAGTTGAGATTGGGATTACCGATCTGCCATTCGATATTCAAGCGGATTTGCTTGGGCTGAAAAAAACTCTGATGGTGTCCTCGTTGATAATGCCGATGACCAAGCACCAGAGGTGGCGCTTGGTTTCGAAAGAAAGACCGCTACAGGTGCTGTGCGTTACGTTTGGCTTTTAAAAGGACGCTTCAAATTACCGACAGAAGAAGCGAAAACGGCTGCTGGCACACCGGAGTTTCAAACGCCAACGATTAGCGGGACATTTTTAAAACGCATCTATGACGGCAACTGGCGCTATCGAGTTGATAGTGGAGAAACGGGCGTAAAGCCTGAGACTATTTCTAACTGGTTTAAAAAAGTGTATTCGGAAACACCAACACCATAACAACTTATCCATGAGGAGGGCGCAAGCCCTCTCTTTTTTTAAATTTTCAACTTATAGGAGGGATACGGTGACAAACCCCATTCAAATAGTAAAAGTTCCAGTGACGTTGGATAAAGAGCGAACACTTTGTTATGACTTGAACGCATTTATTGCACTTGAAGGGATATATGGCAGCGAAAAAAAGCGATTGATGCACTTGTGTCTGGCTCACTTAAAGCGGCGAGAGCATTTCTATGGGCAGGTTTATTACATGAGGATGAAACACTTACAGAAAAAGAAGTAGGCGCAATGCTAACGGTACAAAATGCGACTGAATTTAGTGAAAAGCTTCTGTTGGCGGTGTCTGGAACACTTCCTGAAGCAAAAAATTAGATGCCCAGTCCTTGGCCGCTGTTGATGAAAACGAAGGCTGGGACTGGGCTTGGCTATATTACATGGGAACCGTCCTACTCGGAATGAGTGAGGCGGTTTTTTGGCGTTGTACGCCACGAAAGCTGTTCGCCCTATGGGAAGTCCATAAAAGGGTGAACGGGCTTGATAACACAACGCCTGCACAGGCAGAAGTGCCGCCAGGTTATATAGATATTTTCATTTAGGAACGGGGGTGAAAAATACTTGTCAGAAATAGAAGTTGCCAATCTAGTCACGAAACTATCAATGGAAGATACGGGCGTAGAAACTTCGATGGCTGCGCTTGGGCGGCAAATGAAGGCTGTTCAGTCAGAATTCCAAGCTGCTTCATCGAAGCTCGGCGAGCATGCCAACTCTCAGGAGGGGCTGAAACTCAAAGCAGATGCCCTTTCCCGGCAGATGGACATACAAGCACAGAAGATTTTGCAGCTAAAGCGCAAGCACGAAGAGGCAGTTGCCGCCAAAGGGCGAGATGCCCGAGAAACGCAGAACTTGGAGCGCCAACTCAACCGGGCGGTCACAGAATACAACCGCATGCACCATGAGCTTCAATCAACGAATAGTGAAATCGAGAAGCAAGCCGCAGCATGGGACAAAATTTCCAACAAACTTGAAGCATCTGCTCGGAAGCTTGAATCGGTCGGTACGGCAATGACAAAAGTAGGGGCAAGCCTTTCTATGCTGATTACGGCACCGCTGGCGGCTGCTGGCGGGGCAGCGCTAAAAGCATCCGTTGACTATGAGACGGCATTCACTGGGGTTGTAAAGACAGTGGATGCTTCAAAAGAAAAATTAGCTGAGTTTAAACAAGAAATCAGGGACATGTCCAAGGAAATACCTGCTGCAGCTACATCGATTGCAAAGGTTGCAGAATCAGCGGGGCAGCTCGGAATTAAAAATGAAGCCCTGATGGGATTTACGCGGACCATGACCGACATGGGTGTAGCAACGAACATGGCAAGCGATGAGGCTGCAACTGCACTTGCTCGTCTCGCAAACATCACGCAAATGCCGCAGAAAAACTTCGACAGATTGGGTTCGACAGTGGTTGCTCTCGGAAACAACCTCGCCACGACTGAAAGTGAGATTGTCGAAATGGGGCTGCGTCTTGCTGGTGCAGGGCATCAGATCGGATTGACTGAGGCGCAGACTCTATCGTTCGCGGGGGCCTTGTCTTCCGTTGGTATAGAAGCAGAGGCCGGTGGTTCAGCCTTTTCCCGTGTGATGATCGACATGGCAATGGCTGCACAAACCGGCGGCAAATCATTGGACAACTTTGCCTTAGTCGCTGGCATGACTTCAGCACAGTTCAAAGAGACCTTCCAACGCGACGCGTCACAGGCGTTGATTGCGTTTGTTGAAGGCTTGGGGCGCATGTCAAAGGCGGGGGAAAATACATTCCTTATGCTAGACAAGCTCGGTCTGAGTGAAATCCGTGTCCGGGATACATTGCTTCGTGCATCTGGAGCGGGAGACCTCTTTAGAAACAGTATGGAAGTCGGAACGAAGGCGTGGGCCGAGAATATCGCCCTGACAAAAGAGGCTGAGACACGCTACGAGACGACCGCCAGTAAGATACAGATTCTTCGAAACAAAATAAATGACTCTGCCATTACTATGGGGGATGCTCTCGTGCCGGCGCTTCTGGCCGTCTTTGAGAGTTTGCAACCGGTAATTGATAAGATTGCAGAAACAGCTCAGTGGTTCGCGCAACTCGACACTGGCACACAAAAACAAATACTTGG